TCTCCTTGATGAGCTCCTCCAGTGCGCGTCGATAACGGGCCTCCGCGCCCCTGTTGGCGTGTATGGCGCTGACAGTTTTGGGTTTTGTGGCCATTACTGGCCCCCTTCGTCCGGCAGCACATCAGGATCCGGCATGTCGGGATCTGCGCCACCATCAAGAAAGGTAGCCTGACCGGGTTCTCTAACATCGAGCCGATGTGGACCAGCCCCAGCGCCTATAACGCGCTCGACCCGACCGCACCGGACTTCTATAAGCCCAGCACCTGGTGGGTACTGGGGCGAGAGATGCACGCCTCGCGCCTGCTGACCATCATAACCCGCCCGCTGCCGGACATGCTCAAGCCAGCTTATAACTTCTCTGGTATATCAATGTCCCAGCTGGCACAGCCCTACGTTGAGAACTGGCTGCGCACCCGGCAATCCGTCAGCGATCTGGTGGACAAGTTCTCACGAACCTTCCTCAAGACCAACATGGCCCAGGTTCTGAATGGTGGCGAGGGCGGTGACGTATTCGACCGGATCGAGATGTACGTCAACATGCAGAGCAACCTCGGCATGGGGGTTATGGACCATGAGACTGAGGACATCGTTCAGGTAAACACCCCGCTGTCCGGCCTGGCAGACCTGCAAAGCCAGTCTCAGGAGCACATGTGTTCGGTATCAAAGATCCCGGCAATCAAGCTCACCGGCATCAGCCCGTCCGGCCTGAACGCTAGCAGCGAGGGGGAGATCCGCTCCTTCTATGACGACATCAGCTCAGTGCAACAGTCTTACTATTTCAGCCCTCTGGACACCATACTGAAAGTCATTCAGCTCAGTAAGTGGGGCGAGATTGACGATGCGATCACCTTCAAGTTCAAGTCGCTGTGGCAGACCAGCGCCAAGGAGGAGAGCGAGATCCGATTCAACAAGGCCCAGGAGGCGCAGATCTACATCACGAACAGCGTCATTGACCCGAGCGAGGCGCGCCAGCAGCTGTCAGACGACCCGGACTCTGGGTGGGATAACATAGATGGGGATCTGGAGATTGTAGAGCCTGATTTGTTTGATGATGATGGCGCAGATCCCGACATGCCGGATCCTGATGTGCTGCCGGGCGAAGGGGGCCAGTAATGGCCACAAAACCCAAAACTGTCCGCGCCATACACGCCAACAGGGGCGCGGAGGCCCGTTATCGACGCGCACTGGAGGAGCTCATCAAGGAGATGAGCAACTCCGCCGAATACTGGCTGGCGGCTCAGTACCGGCAGGCGCCGCCAGAGATTGCCGAGGACGCGCTTCCCGCCGCCGAGATGGCCGCCAGGGTGCGCGAGGTGTCCAAGCGCTGGATAGCCAGATTCAACGACATGGCCGACGACATCGCCAAGCGTTTTACCTCCGGCGCCATCAAGGCCACCGACAACTCATTCCAGAATGCGCTCAAGGATGCGGGCTGGGCGGTTGACTTCAAGATGACCCGCGCCATGCAGGACGTGGCCAAGGCGTCCGCGGTGGAAAACGTGGCGCTCATCAAGTCGATACCCCAGCAGTATTTCACGGAGGTGGAAGGGATCGTGATGCGCGGGTATAGCCGGGGGCGAGACCTGCAGGAGATAACCACCGAGCTGCAATCGCGCTATGGCATCACCCAGCGCCGGGCGGTTCTGATTGCGCGTGACCAATCCAACAAGCTGAACGCTGTGACCACGCAGGCGCGCCGCCAAGAGCTTGGAATAACCGAGGCCATATGGCAGCACTCACATGGCGGCAAAGAGCCCAGGAAGTCACACGTTGCGGCTGACGGGCGGAAGTTCGAGATCGCCAAGGGGTGTTTGATTGATGGCAAGTACATCCTGCCAGGGGAGGAAATCAACTGCCGGTGCGTGAGCAAGAGCGTGCTGCCGTTTTGACTTGTGTCGATATGAGAAAGGCCCCTGCTATGGGGCCTTGTTGTTCAGTTTTAATTTTGTCACGTCCAAATCAGGGAAATATTTAGTTATGTCCACTTTTTCACGATAATGGTTATGCCACAAGAGCAGCATCGCGTTTACATCTATATCTATCTCAACAGGGTGGCTTATGAAGTCGCCGTGATACTTGTAAAAGCGGTCGATGGCCGCTTGGCGCTCTTTAGAGTTAGGTTTTGGCATCTCAATGTCTCACATCTATCACTAGACCAAGCACCTTACCAGCTGCAACAAGCTCTGCCAGCTTCACCTCCGCATCAGCCTTCGCGTCATCAGCCTCTTGCTGCTTGCGTCCGGCGTACTCCTTGGTGTTGCGGTAGTCTGCGGCCAGCTGTTCGATGGTCGGTTTGGCGATTGGTTCTGGAATTGACCGCATCACCGACTCGCAGAATCGAGGCTTGGCATCTGGCGCTGGGTAAAGGTGGAGGTATTCGGCGCTGGACAATACAGTCTGGTGGTGATTTTTTATTTTATTCGTCAGGAACCACCCACCCAATGCTTCACGCCACCAATACTCGGCTAGTGAATTCCACTCTGGCTTTGATCCATACCCACCAACGAGACCGTCACCGTCCTGCGCCGCAAACTCACCATTACGCCACCCGCCATTCTCGCTGATGATGCGGGCCAGCTCTTTCTTGCTGTTGCTGATTTTCATTGTTGGTTCTCCTGTCTACGCCAAAAACAATTCACTGAGCATTTCATTGTCAATGCGGCACACTTCGCTGTATGACTTTACCGGGGAGTCGCTCTCAATGGTAAAGCTGTCTCGTGAGTAGAATTTCTTTCCTTCCCTCCCGGCTTGAGGGTCGTAGCAAATCACATCCGACTCTCCAACAACCACGACGACGCGATGGTTTACGCCATCGACATTTAGAGATGGAACACTGACAAGATAAATTCCGCAAACTGGGAACTGGTTTGCAAATTGTTGCTGTGACACTGGCCACAACTTGGCCTCGATCAGTATTGTAAGTTCATGCTTTGGTGTTAGCGGGAATGGAAAGCGAGACCACATTTCCTCCACTGACTTCCCGTTAAACATCGCTAGGCAAGCGTGCACGCAACTCTGATCGTTGATTTGTTTTACGTGGTTCAGTTCAATCATTTCTCACTCTCCTGTGTAATTAACGCAAGAATCATAGCGCAATAAATGCACCCTGCCAACCCTGATTGCAATAAAATCAACAAAGCCCTATCATTATCCCAGTTCATGAAACGTGGTTCAGACGATGCCAAATCCAAACTTGATGGCCTTTGACCGGCAATCCGCCCGCAGCATTGACGCTGACGGGCGCCTGCACGTTTCCAAGACCAACATCAGCAAGGCGAACGTCTGCCCCTACTTCGGGCGTGAAATCCCGAACTGGCAGGAGCTGGGGCTGGATGGCGACAAGGTTTACCGCCTGTACCGCGACCCCGAAGAGCTCGCCAAGGGCGCCAGCACGTTCAACAACCTGCCCATCCTCAACAAGCACATTCGCGTGACAGTTGAGAAGCCGGAAAAGGAAAGCATTGTCGGATCCATTGGATCAGATGTTTCTCTTGGCGACCCGTATCTGCAGGCCTCCCTCTGCGTTTGGGACGAGGCTGCAATAGCTGGCATCGAGGCCAAGAAGCAAATCGAGCTGTCCGCAGCCTACTACTACCGCGCAGACATGCCCCCCGGAACCACGCCAGATGGCGAGGCGTTCGACGGCGTGATGCGCGACATCAAAGGCAATCACCTGGCGCTTGTGGAGGCTGGCCGCGCCGGGCCAGATGTGTACGTGGCCGACTCCAACCCTTTTACCAAACCAAAGGAAACCCCCGCCATGAAAATGACCAAGCTGGGCAAAGCCCTGTTTGTTTCGCTTCGCGGCCTGTCCCCGAAAATCGCCCAGGACTCGGCCTTGCCGGCTCTGGTGGGGGAGGCTGAGAAGAAAACCTTTAAGAAGGCTGCTGCGCTGAAAGGCCTGCTTGCCATGGACTCCGAGATCGACGCCGAGAAGGCCGACGAGATCATTGACGCCGTTATCGGTGTTGAAGAGTCCCCCGAGGCAGTCGAGCTGGATCGCGAGCTGGGCCAGGACGAGCCTGACCTGATGGGCTTCCTGGCTGGCAAGCTGTCGCCGGAAGATCTGGAAGCTGTCAAAGGCATGATGAACCCGGCCAAAGATGCCGAGCCCGGCATGAAACCGGAAGCCGTCGAAGAGGCTGTGACTGCCGCCATGGATTCCATGCGCGTCGAGTTCCGTCAGCTGGAGCAAGCTAAGGTCGATGTCCGCGCCGTTGTCGGCGACGTGCTCGGCATGGACAGTGCCGAAGAGGTGTACCGCTTCGCCCTGGGCAAGATGGGTCACGACCACAAAGACATGCCGGCAGCCGGCCTGCGCACCATGTTCAACGCAGTGAAGGACGTCAAGGCTTCCCGCCCGGCGCCCCGCATTGCCGAGGATTCCGCCGCCACTGTGCAGCAATTCAACCTTGGCCGCTTCGGTCAGGCATAAGGAGCCTACAAAATGGGTTTTCAAACTACCGTAAACCTCCAGCAGGCTCCTGCAGTCGCTGGTGACTTTGCCACTGCCAACCCCCGCGCCTCCTTCCCGGCTGGCGAAGGTCAGTACGTTGCCGCCGCTGCCGGCGTGACCGTTGGCCGCTTCGCCTGGATTGATGCCGTTACCGGTCTGGTGTCAAACACCGGAACCGGCAAGCCCGATGGCTTCATTCATCGCGAACAGCAGGCGCTCATTTCCGTCTACCTGGCCGAAGCCAGTAACGTCGTTCCGCAGGGCTTCCCTGTGACCGTCATGCGTACCGGCGACTACTGGGCGACCGCTACCGTTGCGGCTGCAGTGAAAGGCAACAAGGTGTTTGCCAAGCTGACTGACGGCACCGTGCAAGCTGGTGCAGCTGGCGCAACTCTTGCCGGTTTCATCGAGACCGATTTCGTTATCACCCAAGGCTGCGCTCTGAACGAGCTGGCTGTGATCACCCTGTAAGGAGCGGCCATCATGCCCCAAGTAATTGATTTCCGCGAGCTTGAGCGCCGCGCCGGTATCCACTTCATGGGCCAGCAGCCCATGGCGATGGATAACACGCTGAGCTACGATTTCAACCTCGCCATGGACGCTCAGCCCGGCCTGGTCACTGTCAGCAACTCCGGCATCCCGGCGTTCCTGACCACCTACATCGACCCGAAGATGATCGAGGTGCTGGTTGCCCCGATCAAGGCCGCCGAGGCTGTCGGTTCCGAGGTGAAGAAAGGCGACTGGATCACTGAAACCGCGATGTTCCCTGTCGTGGAATCCACCGGCCAGACTGCGGCCTATGGTGACTACAGCAACAGCGGCTCGGCTGGTGTGAACACCAACTTCCCGCAGCGCCAGAGCTTTGGCTATCAGGTGATCACCCAGTGGGGTGAAAAGGAACTGGAGCGCGCAGGCGCGGCCCGTATCGACTGGGCAAGCCGCGTCGGCATCGCTTCTGTCACCACGCTGAACCGCTTCCAGAACTTGACCTACATCTTTGGTGTGGCTGGGCTGCAGAACTACGGCATGCTGAACGACCCAGCCCTGCCTGCCAACCTGACGCCTAGCACCAAAGCGGCTGGAGGCACGGCATGGGTTCTTCCGAGCGGCAAGCAAAACGCTACGGCCTTGGAAGTTATCGGGGACATCTTCGCCATGTTCTGGAATCTGCAAAACCGACTCAATGGCAACATTGACGCAGACACCAAGATGACCTTGATCACCTCTCCGCAAACCGCTACAGCAGAAAAGTTTGTGGTTGAGTTTGGTCTCAACGTTGCCGACTACCTGAAGAAGGCATACCCCAATCTGACTTGGAAAACCGTGCCGGAATACAAAACTGCATCCGGTGAACAGGTTCAGCTGGTTGTTGACGAGATCGAAGGTCAGCGCACTTGGGACTGCTGCTTCACTGAGAAGATGCGCGCCCACCCTGTAAAGGTTGAGCTGTCCAGCTTCCAGCAGAAGAAGAGCCAGGGCACCTGGGGCACAGTCCTGTACCGCCCTGCCGCCGTGCAGGGGATGCTCGGAATTTGATGCTGTGCTAAGATGGGGGCGAAAGCCCCCTCTTTTGTGAGAGAGATGATGAAGCAATATTCCCCCGGCGAGATTGTCCGCCTACGCTCTGGCTCACCCAGCATGACCGTGGAGCGCACTTCCGGCCGATTGGTCGATTGTGCGTGGTTCGTGGATGGGCAACTCCGCACCGGGAGCTTTGACGCTGACGCGCTGACGATTGACGAAAAAGGATCCAAAAAATGAGCAAAGTTACTGTGGGTTGCCGCCTGCCGACCGGCATTATTCTGCGACTGGCAGATGGCCAGGGCAATGAGAAGCAGGTTGAGCTGAAAGGCCAAAACGCCGACATGAACGGCGCGATCTTCATCCAGCCTACCCACTGCGGCTACACCGAAGTGGACAAAGACTTCTGGGATGCGTGGGTTGCCAAGCATGCTGACTTCCCCGCCGTCGCCAATGGCGCGATCTTCGCTGAGTCCACCGAGGCCAAGACCA